CTGGTTTAGCTATTGGAGGTTATCAACCAGGTCAACCTAATTCAGGTAATTTATCACAAACAGAAGAATATAATGGAGCAACATGGACAGAGTCTGGTGATTTATCAACTGGTAGATATCTTGCAAGTGGTATTGGAATACAAACAGCTGCCTTAGCTGGAGGTGGTTATACAGATGAACATGTTAATGCGACTGAAGAATACAATGGAACAGCATGGACAGCAGGTGGAAATTTAAACACTGCAAGAATGGGTCATCATGGTAGTTTTGGAACTCAAACAGCAGGAATAATGGCTGGAGGTTTTGTTGCTCCTGGTGAAACTGGAACAGATGTAGTAGAATCTTATAATGGATCTGCTTGGTCAGAAGTAGGAGATTTAAATACAGCTAGAGGATATGCTGGAGGATCTAATCAATCTCCATCAACAGATGGTGTAGTTTTTGGAGGTGCACCTTTACCATCTGCAAAAAATGAAACAGAAACATGGAATGGAACTTCATGGACAGAAACTGCTAATTTAAATACAGCTAGGGCGTCTCTTGTAGGAGGAGGAACTAGTTCAACATCAGCTATAGGTTTTGGTGGAAGTCCATTTTCTGGAAAAACAGAAGAGTGGAATGGTTCTAGTTGGACTGAAGTAGCTGATTTAGCAACAGGAAGAAATTATTTAGCAGGATGTGGAACAACAAGTTCAGCTTTAGCTTTTTCAGGTGAACCTGGTCCTGGACAAGCACCTACAACATCAACAGAAGAATGGAATGCAAATGTAGCAACAGGAACTTGGGTTGCTGGTAATAATATGAATACTGCAAGAAAGCATGGTGCTCAAGCAATAGGAACTCAAGCAGCTGCCTTAGCTATTTCTGGACATACTGCAACAGCTTATACTACAGTAGTAGAATCTTATGATGGAACTTCATGGACTGAAATTGCTGATGTTAATACTGCAAGAAGGTATGGTGGAGCAGCTGGAATTATTAATACAGCAGCTTTAATTTTTGCTGGAGAAACAACACCAGGTAATCCTGGAATTGCAGATATAGCAGAACAATGGGATGGAACTAGTTGGACTGAAGTTGGTGATTTAAATACAGGAAGAAAAAACAATACAGGTTGTGGAACTAGTACAGCTGCTTTATGTGTTGCTGGTACTACAGGATCACCTTCAGCTATTGCAGAAAAATGGAATGGTAGTTCATGGACTGAAGTTGGTGATTTAAACACTGCTAGATATGATTTAGGAGCAGCTGGAATTAATAATACAGCGGTTATAGTTTTTGGAGGATATTCTACAGCTTATGTTGGTATATCAGAATCTTGGAATGGATCTACTTGGACTGAAGTTAATGATTTAAACGCTGGAAGAGTTGAAATAGGGGCTGCAGGAACTTCTACAGATGCATTAGGTTTTGGAGGTGATAAACCTGGAACTGCTTCAGAAACTGAATTATGGAATGGAGTTAGTTGGCAGGAAACAAATGACATGAATACTGGAAGAAGATTGCCAGGAGGACATGGAATTAATGGTACTGAAGCCTTAGCTTCAGGTGGTCATCCCGCGACGGCAGCAACAGAAGAGTTTACTATTCCATCTTTTACAACTAAAACGGTGGATACGGATTAATTATGGCATCTTATAAAGAATTACACGGACACAATATACAAACTGTATCATCAGATCCAGATAATCCAATTCATGGACAAATATGGTATAATACAACTACAGGAACTATAAGAGCTTTTCAAGGTACGCTTGTAGGAACTTGGGCTACTGGTGGAAATATGAACGAATCTAGAGTGCAGGGTGCAGGAGCTGGAATACAAACAGCTGGTTTAGCTTTTGCTGGTTGGACTCCAGATGGTTATAGGGCAACCGCTGAAACTTATAATGGAAGTAGTTGGACTGAAGTAGGAGACTTAAATACAGCAAGAAGAAATTTAAATGGTTTAGGAACACAAACTGCTGCTTTAGGAGGCGGAGGAGGACCACCTGCTCAAGATATAGTTGAATCTTACGATGGTTCAAGTTGGACAGAAGTTAGTGATTTTAATACTGCTAAAGATAATAACTGCGGAATGACGGGAACACAAACTGCAGGAATAGCTTTTGGTGGTGAAGGAGGACCAGGTGCAAAACTTGTAAATGCAGAAAAATGGAACGGTTCTTCTTGGACTGAAGTTGCAGATCTAAGTACTGCAAGACACTCTTTAGCAGCAGCGGGTACATCTACAGCAACATTAGGTTCGGGAGGTGCTGTTGATTCACCAGCTGTTAGTTCAGTAGTAGAATCTTATAATGGAACTTCTTGGACTGAAACTACTGATATAAACACTGGAAGGCAAGGATGTGCAGGTTTTGGAACAAATACTGCTGCTTTAGTTTTTGGTGGAGAGGGTCAAGCTGTAGTAGAGTTGTGGAATGGCACATCTTGGGTTGAACAAAATGATTTAACTGTAGCAACTGCGCACGCGTCTCCATCCCAATCAGGCACAACAACTGCTGGTTTTGCAGCAGGTGGTTTCACCCCACCAGGTGTAACTAAACTAAACACTACTATGGAATGGTCAGGACCTTCTGATGAAACTGTAAGTTTCGACGCATCTTAAGACTTTACATATATCTTTGAAAGATATATAAGATACCTAAGAAATAATAAAGGAGTAAAGAATGACTGATAAAAAAGACATAAAAGATTTAATACAAAGAGAAGAACCTAATTTAAATAATTTATTGGAAAAGGAAGATCTATCCACTTTTAAAGGTATGGTAGACGAGCTTCGTGATACTTGGACTAAAAAACAAATGTTTAGAACGGAAACTGAAGCAAGGTTTTCTGTATTACAGGATAATAGATATCCAACTAGAGCTGCAAAATATTGGCAGTGTGTCAGAGAACAAAGTACTTATTTAGATAATTTAATGTCTTTGTCATTTGATTACAGAAGAAATGACGCAAAAATAAAATGGCTAGAAGGCAAAATTGATAAAGAACAAGACGAATATAAACTAACTAAATATCAAATAGATTTAGATGAATGTAGATTTGGAAAAGCTTCTATGGAAAAAGTTGCAAAACATAGAATGAGAGAAATTAAAATGTGGTCTCAATTAAAGAAAGAATTTAATGATGGATCATTTAATGACAAAGATGTTAATCAACATCAACTAGAATCATATCACAAAATGTATGCTGGAAAAGCAAAAACAATAACTAATACTACTCCGGAAGCAGAAGTATTTAATATAATAGGTCAATTGCGATCTTTAGAAAGAATTAAACAAACAGGAGAACTAGAAAACAAAACTGAAAAGAAAGAAGAACTTCCACAATATGGAAAACCAAACTCTTAATTTTGATTTTGTATTTTTAGGTCAATCTGTTTTAAAATATCAAGTGCCTTTAAATATTTTTACAACTATTAATCAAATTTACGAAAAAAATTTTCATAAACTTTATAAAGCTAATAAACAGTTGGTAGGTAAAATAGAAAAAGAACATTCATTATTTTATAATGGAACCGATCAAACAAAAATGAAAAATCATAGTTTAATACCATTAAATATTAAAGATTATTTTATAGAAATTTTTAAACATTATTTAGCGTTTAATAAAATTAGAGATTATGATTTGCATTTAAATTCAGTGTGGGTTAATGACATGAAAGAGCATGAGTACAACCCTACCCATATTCATAGGGGAATGTTGTTTACTGGTTTATCTTCAGTTATGATATTAAAAATGCCTTCTACTTTTGGTAGAGAATATTCTGCATCAGAAGCTCCTCAAAACGGTAGACTACAAATACTAGGCGCTGCAAATGGTCAATTTGCAAAAATAGATTATCAACCTCCAATGGACCTTAGAGATTTTTATGTTTTTCCATATGATATGAGACATTGTGTTTATCCATTTAATGGAACAGATGAAACAAGAAGAACACTTGCTGCAAATTGCGATGTAGATTTTGATCCAATAAAAAATAGAGGAGCGGTATGATTATAACAGAGCCACGTTGGAAATCCTTTATAGTTGAAACAACTGGACCAATATTTACACCAAAACAATGTCAAATGATTATTGAAGCAGGAAGATCTGAACCTAGAAGAGATGCTGAAGTAGGGAATAATTCAGGTTCTACATATGATACTGAAACAAGAACATCACATATTAGCTGGATACCATTTAAAAAAATGCCAGAGATGTACAAAGACATTGAAAGATATATGAAACAAACTAATGGTAATCATTTTGGTTTTGAAGGAATGCAAATAACAGAACTAGCGCAATACACAGAATACCCTGAAGGTGGTTTTTATGATTGGCATATAGATAATGATGTTGAGTGTTCAAAAGAACCTCCCGTTAGAAAAATATCCATGACTTGTTTATTATCTCCTGAATCAGAGTTTGAAGGTGGTGATTTAGAATTAATATCTGAAGGTAAAGCTACAAAAATAAAACAAGGTTATGCTATATTTTTTGCATCCTTTATAAGGCATAGAGTAAAACCAGTAATACGCGGAAATAGAAAATCTTTGGTTATGTGGTTTGGAGGTCCACCCTTTAAATAATGCATAGAGAATTATTTTTTCCAACACCAGTTTATATTGCAAATATAAATGATCAAAATTTAAATCAACAATTAGAACAAGATATTATTGCTTGGGCTAATAGAGATAAAGGATTGAGTAGAACTAATGTTAAAGGTTGGCACTCTACAACTAACATGAATGAGCTACCTGAATATAAAAAATTAGTTGACTTATTATATGAAGCACAAAGAATTATATACCAACAAGAACATTTGGACTCGGAACCTTTTTTAGGAAACATGTGGGCTAACATTAATCCACCAGGTGCGATGAATAGAGCGCATGTACATCCTAATTCTTTATGGTCTGGAGTTTATTATGTTAAAGCACCAAAAAATTCTGGTCACTTAAAAATAGATGATCCAAGAGCCGCAGCATCAATGTCTAGACCAAGACAAAAATCAGGAGCACAGCCAAGTCGTTTATGGCGAGAAGCTCATTTTGAACCTATAGCTGGAAGACTTATTATGTTTCCTGCTTGGTTAACACATTGTGTTGATCCAAATAAATCTAATGAAAATAGAATATCTGTTTCATTTAATTTTATGCAGAAATGTCTTATCACATGATTAAAGTTATTTATAAAGAATTACCAATTAATGAAATTTCTTATTTAGATAGGGAGGAATTTTCACCAACAGGACCAGAAAAAGGATTTTATAACTTTTTAAAAAAATCTATATCTAAACATGGTCTTAAAGATCCCGTCCATATTGAGTACGGTGGTAAATCTTATGGAGATATATTTAAAGTAATTGTTGGAAATAATAGAATGGTTATTGCTAAAGAATTGGGTATTAATAATATACCAGCTATTATTGTAAACCATAAAGCAGACACTTTTAACATTGAAGGGAAAATATTAAATACAGATGAAGATATTAGAAAATATTTTTATCTTCCTGATAAAGTTGAAATAAGAAGAAAAAAAGATGTTATTGATCAAATAATGCCAATTGATTTTAATTTAGTAAGGGGGTCTTATGTTTAGAATAAACAGATATCAAGTAATTAAGAAAGCAGTTAGCTTTGAATTAGCTAATTTTATATTTAACTATTTTCTTTTAAAAAGAGACGCTGTTAAATATATGTATGAAAAAAATATTCATTCCGAGTCTCCTTTGCTAGGCACCTGGTTTGATAAACAAGTTCCAAATACATATTCTATTTATGCTGATCATGTTATGGAAACTTTAATGATGAAAGTATTACCAGTAATGCGACAAGAAACAGGGCTTCAATTAATACCTACTTATTCATATGCTAGATTATATAAAAAAGGAGATATTTTAAAGCGTCATAAAGATAGACCTTCCTGTGAAATATCTACTACTATTCATTTAGGAGGAGATTCTTGGCCTATATTTATAGATGGTACAGGAGCTGATACAGTTATAGATGAATATAAAAATATACATAAACCCAATGCTCCAAAAGGCACTAAAGTCTTGCTTGAAGTAGGAGATATGCTAGTATATAGTGGATGTGAATTAGAGCATTGGAGAGAACCTTTTGAAGGAAATGTCTGTGGACAAGTATTCCTTCATTATAACCATTTGTATGGTCCTTTTGCTGATAAGAACAGGTTCGACAAAAGGCCGATGTTAGGTATTCCCAAATTAGGGAATAAATAATATAATGGTTATGTATGCTACAAAAATTAAGATTTCAACCTGGATTCAATAAACAAGTCACAGCAACTGGTGGCGAAGGTCAGTGGGTTAGTGGAGACTATGTTCGTTTTAGATATGGTTCACCTGAGAAAATAGGTGGTTGGGCTCAATTAGGGGACAATACTCTTACGGGAAGAAATACAGCACTACATCATTTTGTTAACGCAAGTGGTATTAAGTACGCAGCTTTAGGCACAAACAGATTTTTATATGTATATTCAGGAGGAGCTTTCTATGATATTACTCCTATCAAATCTACAACAACTTTAACTAATGCATTTACCACAACTAATGGCGATGCAACAGTTACATTAACATTTTCATCTGATCATAATATATCCAAATACGATATTATCCGTTTAGATAATTTTACAGCTATTACTGATTCTAATTTTAGTTCTGGTGATTTTGATGATACTAATTTTATGGTAACAACAGTTCCAACTTCAACAACTCTAACAATTGAAATGGGATCAGCTGAATCTGGATCAGGAGCAAGTACTTCTGGTGGAATAAGAGTTCAACATTTTTATTCAATTGGACCTGCAACTGAGGAATCAGCTGCTGGTTGGGGACTAGGTCTTT